GCGCGTCGGTGCTTTCGTTGCCCGAGCTATCCACGGTCTTGATGGCAAACCAATATGTTCCGCTGGCGAGATCCGCCGTCTCGTACGGCGATGAGATGAGCAGCCCTTCATGCAGCGCCGTCATCGAGGACCAGTCGGTCGTGCTGCTGGTCTTGTAGCGGATGCGGTAGCCGCCGCCGGATCGCACATCCGCCGGGAGGCTCGCGAGGCTCCAGGTGAAGCGCCGCGTTCCGTCCGCAATACGCGCGACCTGGAACGTATCAGGACGCGGCGGCGGCGCGCTCTTGCCTTCGACGACATGGCCCGTCACCGTCACCCAGCCCGAGACCACGCCGAGGCCCGAGATCGAACGCACACGCACATCGTAGGCCGTGCTGTCCTCGACTGGCGCGACGTAGCCGACGGTGACCGACGCCGAGGACAGGACGCTATCCCAGTCGGTTTCGGCGCTCTTCTTCCAGGCGAGTTCGTAGTTCGCCACGCGCGCATCGCTCGGCGCGGTCCATGTGGCCTTGATGCGGCTGATCACCGAGCCTTCGGCCAGCTGAAGGATCTCGGCGTCGCCGCTCGCCAGGACCAGCGACGTCGGCGCGCTGACACTGAAGGGGTTCGGCAGATCGGTGTCCGGCGCGGGATCGACTTCTTCCTCGTCGGTGCCCGCCGTCCAGTCGTAGATGGTCGAGGCGGTCTCGCGCAGATCGAGATCGACGCCGAGACTGCCGTCGCCATCGGTGACGAAGCGCAAGCCGGTGACCTCGAAGGGCTTCGCCGTCCAGCCCATGCGCGTGTTGGTCAGGCCGACGACGTCACCAGGCACCAGCCGATACGCGGTGAGCTTCGCCGCCAGCTGCACGCTGATCTGTTGCCGCGCCTTGCGTAGCTCGATGCGCGCGATGCGCTGCGCGGTAGCCGCGCTGGTCGTGAAGGGGAGATCGATATCGCGCCAGAGCTTCTCGCCGCCGTCGTCGGAGACGTAGGTGGCATTCGAGACCGGCGGGAAATCCGAGGCTTGCCACTTGTTGTCAGGCGAGACGAACGTCCCCTTGACCCCGTTGGCGAGATCGCGACGGCTCAGTCGCGACGACACGCGGATTGGCCCGCGCAGATCAGCCTCGGTCAGCGTGATGGTCGGTGCGGTGTATGCGCCCGCGAAGATCGACCATGTCCCGCCGACCAGCGACGCGCGGCCAGCCATTGCGCCAGTCATCGATGCGATGATGTCACGCGGGCGCTGCGAGGTGTCGAAGGTGCCATTCATGGTGTATCTGTCTTCGGTGCCGCCCGCCGCCAGCGTTACGTTTTCGTCGCAGATATTCGCGGCGGCGATCAGGTCGGCTTCATCGATGCGCGTGGCGTAGTCCACGCCGAGACCGCGTATCGGGTCGGTCAAGTAGTCGGCCAAGCAGAGCGCCGCGTTCGCGCTCCACGCGGTCGTGGATGTGCGAGGGTCGTAGACCTTCTTGCCCTTCAGCACCGCCGTGATATTCGGGATGCCGGATGCGAACAGGTCGGAATTGTGCGTCAAGCGGACGTAGATGCACGCGCGACCACGCTGCCGGTGGTCAGCGGTCCACTTGTCGGACGCCTCGGTGATGAGGTCGGCGAACGCCGTTTGCCCGTCGGTGCCGAGCTTCTTCTGAACACGGACGTATCCGGCGTATTTGCCCGTAGCGTTGCCGCTGCCATCAAGCGGGACGATTTCGTCATCGAAGTAGATGTCGCCGATCTCCTCGCACTCATGACCGGCGAGCGTGATGACGAGGTGGAGCTTGGAATTGGAGTCGGTGGTGTGAAGGAACGTGATCGCACCGCCGGTCCGCACCTGACCATAGACCACGCGCCACGGCGTGATCGGCTCGCGCACGGTCTGCGTGCGCTGCGCGCCCGCGAAGGGGTCGGAGAGCTTTGGCCGCTTGGGGCGGAAGATCGCCCCGGCGATGGCCGAGAGCGTCATTGCAACCGCAAGTCCGCCCACTATTCCGACGAGGCTGGCGGAAACGACGCCGCCAATCCCGATGATTTTCACCGCAGCGGCAATAGCCGGGACAACAAACGGCATCAGACGCCCCAGGCAGCGACGATGCAGCGCGAAGGCATCATCAGTAGCCCCGACTGCGAAAGGCACGCCACACGCGCTCCTGCGACGATCCCGGTGGCCTCGGTCTCGCCGTAGTCGGTGGTGACCAGCACGACGTCGCCGCGCTTCGCCATCAGCGTGTTGTTCATCGCTGGCCCGAGAGCCTTGCTCCACACCGCGCGCAGCCCGCCGCCGGACAGCGCGAGCATCGTGGCGCGCGCGCCCTCCTCGTCGGTGTACTGGCCGCGATAGAGCGCCACCGGGTCGGTGTCGGTCATCGCCAGCACGCAGTCGCCCGCAAAGAGACCGCAGTCGTGCTGGCCCCACTCGAACGGCTTGTCGCGCGCATCCTCGAGCGCGGCGGCGAGCCTCGACGGCCAATCTTCGCGGCGTGCTATCATCAGCGGCCCCATGTGATTTGCGCGTCCTGCAATGCCGCAACATACGCGAAACCGAGGTCGCCGGGGTAATCTATCGCCTGATCCTCGGGCGTGTAGCGGCGCTCGCGAGCGCGCTCCAGGTCGATCAGTTCGCTCTCGTAGCTGATGGCGATTGTCGCGGTATCCTCGCCATCCTCGATTGCCGGGACGTCCAGTCGACCTTCAAACTGTAGCACCGGGTCCGCCACGACTGAGCCGCCGGAGAAGAAGGCGAGATAGACGCGGCCGGTCTTGCCCGAGCGCGCGTCACCAAGCGCAGCGGCGAGCAGATCAGATGGCACGCCTGAGAGCGTCACCGTCAGGCCCGAGGCGCGGATCTCGTTCGTCTCATCGATGGCGGAGATGCCGAGTAGCGTGCCGACGCCGTTCCATGTTTTGCTGTCCCACGACAGGTTCCCGATGCCGCTCCAGAGCCGGACCCAGCCCGAGGCGAACTCGCCCTCGAACAGGATGCCGACTTCGACCGACGCGGCCTGTAGCTGCGTGATGACGGATGCGGTGAGATCGCGCGCCATCAGATCGCCTCGACCGCGCCGAAGGCGAGCGTGTAGCGCAGCCCCGATCCCTGTAGCGCCCAGCCCTGCGTGTTCGACGCGAGGCGGAACAAGCCCTTGGCGGCGCTCGTCGTCACGACGGCGTTATCCGCCGGGCTCTCGCGCAGACGCGGCCAGATATCGAGCGTGATCTCGCCGCTGCTTTCGGTGGCGTCCACCAGCACCTTGTAGAGCCGATCACCGATCTGGAGATAGTCGCCAGCCTTGACCGTCGCGCCCGCCGAGAACCCATCGACCAGCAGCGTCTCGCCGGTCTGGCCCGCGCCCTTGACCAGAGGCGTTCCGGCCCATGTGCCACGCGGCGTCGCGCCGCCAGGATCGGCCAGGCGGAACGTGCCCCAGGCCCCGCGCAGCGAGGCTAGCGCGGCGATCCATTCCTCGGCGGCGGGACGCTCCATCTCGGCGACGGTGACGTTTGCTTCCCAGCGCGCGCCCTGGTGTCGGACCAGCTGCTGCTGGAAAGTGAACGGCGACGTCGAGACGCCGACGACGTTCGACATGCGAAGCTCGACGCGCGCATAGCCGCCGGATGTCGGGAGGGTGATCGGATAGGAAATGGTCATGATCAGGTCCCCATCGCGGCGGCGAACGATCCGCCGCGCATCCTGGCGTCCGCCACCGCATCGACGGTCTGGCGCTTGATCGCCGGCATGAGCGCGGCGATCTCGGCGCGGACGGTCTGGGCGACGCCGGTCGAAATGTTGATGGTCTGGTGGACCGTCACACCGCCGCCCATCGACACGCCGTTCGGGACGATGGTCCCGGCGCTGTTCGGCACGAACACCTCCGGCCCTTCCTCGCCCACGACAATCGGTCGATTGCCGACCACCGGCCCGCCGTTGGCGAAGCCGGGGAGGCCGAGATCAGTCGGAGACATGGCCCACGATGCAGGAGCAGCGGGAGCGAATAGACCGCCGAAGAAGCTCGACGCCAGACCCGCCAATGGCGCTGTCACCGTCTGCCGCAGGACAAGGCGCCCGATATCCTGAATGATGCCCCCGAGCACGCTGCGGAAGCCCTGGCCCTTCACGATGGCATCTTCAAATGCGCTTTCAAACGTCAAGCCAAGATCGCGCGCGATGTCACGTGTATCGCTGGTCGTGCGATTGAGACGCGACCAGGATTGATCGGCGGCGCGAGCGTATTCCTCATGCGTCAGACGTCCGGTGTTGAGCAGTTCGTTCAGCTGCTCAAGCTCGCGCGCGTAGGCCACCGCAGGGTCAAGCTGCTCGCGCACGCGGCGCGCGTGCTCATCCAGTGCCTGAGCGTGACGATCGACCGAAGTCTTCGCCCGGTCGAGATCATCGGCGGCGCGATTGACGAGCGCCGAGTATCGCTCCTGATCGATTGCACCGGCCTGGAGCGCGAGACCGAGATAGGTCAGTCGGCTTTCGTACTCGCGGGTCGCGCGCGCAGCGGGATCGAGGCTCTCGATCACGGACTGGATGGTGGCTTGCGTCGCGATCTCGGCCGCGCGCGCATCCTCGGCGGATTTCTCCTGCTCCTTGCGCTGCGCGACCAGCAGTTCGCCCGTCGCGATGCTGTAGTCGTAGGCATCATTCGACATCATCGTCGCGATGCGGTTGGACTGTTCAGCTTTGGTCAGTTCTTCAAGCTTCTTGGTCAGCTCGGCGATCTTGTCAGCGGCGCGGCCAGCACCGACAACATTCGCTTCGTTGCCGACGTTCAGTCCGAGTTCCTGTCCACCGCCGCCGTAGGTTTGAACCGGCGCGCCCGCGCGGAGCCGCGCGATCTCCTGCTGAAGATTGGCGATCTGGATATTGGCTCCGAGGCGCGGCGTAGGCGCGGTGGCCCTCTTCGTTTCCTCGTTCAGTCGCTCGATTTCATCGACGAGAAGCTCGATCTCGGACTTCGTCGCCTTCGCCGCATCGCGCGCGACATACATCTGATAGGCCACGCCACCGATAGCCAGAGCCGCGCCAGCGACCGCGCCGAACATGCCGAACATGCCGAGCATCTGCGATCCTTGCTGGACAAACGCCGTCACCGCCGAGCCGCCCGAGGCGACCTGCGAGGCGAAGTCTCCGATCTGATAGCCCGCCTGTTGAGCGACCGCGCCGAAGTTCCGGCCCGATGTTGCAGCCGCCGCAGTCGCCGCCCCCATCGCCGCCGTCGCAGTCGCCGCCGACATGTATCGCTGCTGCGCGAGGCTGATGATCTGCGCGCCGCGCTCCTGCGAGATGCGCCCGCGCTCCATCGCGGAATTGACCCGATCCACGATCTGCTCATAGCGCAGCTGCGAGGCGAAGCCCTTATCGAGCGATGCTTGGAGGCGATCCATGCTGGACGAAGACGAGACCAGCGAGCGGGTCATCTTCTCCTGAGACTGCTCGACCCGGCCGCTGCTCGCGGAGATCTCGGTGTTTGCCCTGTCGATCTCCTGTGCGCCGCGCGTGTATTCGCTCGCGTCGAGGCCAGCGCGAAGGATCGACTCTTTCGGCGCGTTGATCATTTCCGTCCCTCAATCTCGCCGCGCACGGCGAAGAACTCGCGATCCACTCGCATGATCAGTGCCGCCTCGTCAGGCCGCATCTCCGCGCCGGTCAGCCTCGACCATGCGTCGAGATCAGCCCAGGACAGCGGCTCGGCACCGTTGAAGCCGACGCGGCGACCCTGGTGCAGGTCGAGCCACGTTGACCATAGGTGCTCGCCCCACGCGGGCAGTGGTGGCCCGTCTAGGCCCGCAGGGCGGCGTCCTAGCTGCCGCGCGACGCTCTCCAGGTGGTCGCGCTTGCGACCGCCCTTGCGCGGCAAGTCTAGGTCGAAACGGTGACGCGCGAAGGCGATCAGCTCGCCGTCGCGCTCAACCAGTTTCCCAGATCGCCTATATGCTCCTCGACCTGTCGGCGCACCCAAGCGAAGGTCGGATCGCTCATCAGTTCGCGCTTCGCCGCTTCGTCGCACTCGACGTCGAGCGGATCGCCGGCCAGCGAGTACAGCCGCCAGCCGGTGATGAGCGCCACCAGCATCCCGACCTGTTCGGCCTCGATGTCATCGGCGGTCAGCTTCGCCGCGCGACGGTCGAGGCGCGCGATGGCGGATGCGCGACGCTGCGCGCCAGCCTCGCGGCTGTCGAGCGACAGGCAGTCGATGTAGGCGGGATCGCCGTCGCGCGACAGCAGCGGCGGACGACCGGCGACGGGGATCGAGAGATAGCAGCGCGTCGGCTTGTCCACCGACGCGCCGAGACCGGCAAAACGCGACATGCTCAGGCCGCCGTGTCGTGGATGCGAATGGTGGTCGTGTCGCGGCCCGCCGCGCTGCCGGTGTAGCGCAGCGCTTGGAACGGCAGCGAGATCGTCTGACCGTTCGCGCCACTCAACGGCATGTCCGCGCCGCCGAGCTTGACGCGCGGGAGGTAGATGCAGATGGCATCGGCGTTCGCCGCCGAGCCGCTATCGACGCGCACGATCAGCTGAAGCTCGCTCTCATTGAGGAAGGCGTTGAAGAGGGCGAAATCTTCCACGAACGCCGACACCGTGCCGGTGACGTTCGCGCGGCCGAGGAAGATCTCGGGCGCGATGTTTTGATTGATGACCGCTTGCATCTCGGCTTCGAGATCGAGCGCGATGTCGATGCCGGTGACGATGCCGAGCGGCGACGAGCCCGCGTCCGGCGACAGGATCAGACCGTTGGCCGAGGCGCATGCCGAGGACGTCGTCGCGGCGGTCGGCGCGGTGAAGTAGGGCGCGCTGCCCGCCGAGAGCGAGACCGCGTTGCGCCCCATGAACGGGATCTCCACAGTCGAGAGGCCGGTGGCCGGGAGCGACAGCGAATAGCCGGACACGCGGCATTCCGTGAAGAGGCGCGACAGATCCAAGTCCTCGCGATACTCCTCGATGCCGAACTTGCGCGCCGTGAAGCCGCTGGCCGGGACGATGGTGGTCTTGCCGGGGCGCGTCACCGTGAAGGTGGTGTCGGCCACCGCGTCGGTGGTCGGCGCAGGGCTGACGGTGACGGTGCGATTGCTGGTGCCGCCGAAGCTACGGATCAC